AAAACTTAGTGGTAACATCTGGAGCTATTCTAGGAGGATGGGAGATAAAGGATAATAATATAGTGTCTAGAGATATAGCTGATGCAAAGATTCTTTTAGAGGTTAGCGGTACTCGTTTTTTGCGTATTAATGAGTATGGAGGAGTTTCTTCTCAAGGGGCATATCCTTTTTTGTCTATACGTAATGATAATCAGGACTGCATTAACCTAAGCACGTATGGTAAAGGAGGAGTTGCGTTAAGAATTATTGCTAACACTTCCGGTGGTGGAGCTATAGAAAGTTACGGATCGCATTTATTCGGTCAACGTCAATACGAAAAGTGGGATGCTCCCGGCGTATTATGGGCTGGACGTATTTCATCAGGAGGTGGTATATCTGATAGATGGGGAGATGGATGCTATGTTTCTAGTATTGACAGAACTGATACGGGTAACTATGTTTTTTGGCATGAATTAGGTCACACTAATTATTTTGTAATAGCTACAGGCGTAAACGAAAATTGGACTCTTTGTATAATATCAGACAAACAGGCCAATACTTTTACCGTTAAGACATTCCATAAAGATCAAGGATGGATTAACAGTGCATTCGAGGTAGCAGTAATAGGTAGAAATAGAAAATAAATATAAAAGCTTATGAAAATAGACTTTAGAACAATCGAAGTAGAGGATATCGAAGGGAATAAGAGTACCGTCGATTACAGCAAAGTTTTTGGCAATGCAATATTTCAAAAGACAGGTGATATTGGTGAGTTAGAAATAGCAAGAAAAATCTATCTTAATGGCGTGGTCGATTTAACTCCAGAACAAGCGGAATCTTTAAAGAAATATGCAGAGCTTTTTGTTCGGGCTATTGATCGATTGTCTGTTGTCAATGCTCTGTCAAAATGCGAGTAAAAGGAACGATAATCAAAGCAGTCATCTCCATCGACCTTCCTTCTGGATTGACGATGGACGATATAGACTTCTCATGCCGCTTCTTTGTCTATTACTGTTCGAATGCGTCACAGATAATAAAGAAGTCTGAGATGGTCCGTGTCAATGAGAATAGCTACACCTGCTACATAGACACAAAGATAATCGGTACGGGTGAAATATGGCTTGAGACTACGGCTTATCTCCCTGACTCTGATTACGAAAGCGGTACAAGAGTAGAGATCGACAAGATAAATACTGGCATAAAGACGGTGTGACATGGGATGCATATCTGTACATATAGAGGCGATTAAGGACATTGGAAATGTATCGGTCAAGGCTGATGAGATGAAGGTTTTCGCTTCGGCAACGGGCATGAAGGTGTCAATAGGAGTTGTCTGTGATGTTGGTAAGCAGGCTTATTTAAAGGTAGACCCTGAATATATATGGCTGATGCCTTCGAATAACTTTGAGGATAATGTCGATGTGTTGTCCAATGTGGTATGGCAGGCTGTGCAGGAAGAATGATATAGTTAATTGAATTGTTTTATTTAAATGTTGTATTATGGCAAAACCTAGTTGGTTAAAATTAAATCCGTCTACCGGATCAGGTAACGGAACTATTGCGAATAGCGCGGACGCTCATACTGGGCGTACAGCTCGTACTGGTACAGTAACGGTTACCGGTGTTGGTGTTTCCACTCCTTCAACTTATAAGGTNACTCAGTCACCGAAGTCTGAGTTTGCTTCCTTTGATAATGGTTCTGAGATGTCTGCTCCTAAAACAGCAGGAACAGTGACCGTCGAGGGTAAAACAAACTCTTCGAAATTGACGTTTGCGTGGGCGGGAAGCGTAACAGATGTAACGTTGCCTACAAAGTATAGCGCGAATGGAACTCAGACTAACAATGNGGCTACTATTACCGGTGACCCGGGGGCTACTGCGGAATTTCCTTTCTCTATCGAGTTGGAATTTCCTAAAAACGATACTATCGAAGAGGTCGTTAGAACCTTAAAGGTAACAGCGAATGGAGGACAGGCTGCTCAGATTGCTATCAAACAGGCTGCCGGTGATGCTACATTGTCTGTTTCTCCGACGGAAATTATTATTCCTCAGAGTGGATCTGCTGTATCCGTCAATGTTACGTCTAACACTTCTTGGACTGCCGCATAATGAGCATGCAGATTCCTTGGAAAGAAGGAAAAGGCAACATCGTTATCACTCCCGGTTCAAATGGAACCGCAAGCGTGTCAAGCGATGTTGCCAACGAAGGACTCGACAGGGAGCAGACTGTTGTGTTTAGGACAACTAATAGTGGAGTACAGGCATCTGTCTCCACTACCATCTCCCAAATAGGCAAGAGACAGGCATTTGCTGTTGCTGAAGGACGTTTCTTGTTGTCAGATGGAAGTACGTTTAATGTGATTAAAAAAGAGTTCGCATGAGTGATTATAATAGCGGATTTACAGGGGATAGAGTTGTAGAATTGCTAAACATGATTCCCAACTTAGCAAAGGCAGACTTGTCTAACGCTATGACTGTATCATTAGGTCAGAACGGATATGCTAAGTTTAACAATGGCTTTCTGATTCAGTGGGGGAAGAAAACTAGCGGAGCTTCTGCTGGTATTATTTATTTCCCTATCTCTTTTTATGATGCTAATTATTCCATAACTATGAGTTGTAATAATGGAAACACAAGCAATGATTCTTCGTGGATAGCCAACTGGACTAATATTAGCTATAGTTATTTTGGGTATAATAACAAGTATCAGCAGGCAGCTAACGCGGGGACTAATACAGCAATGTTTTATTGGATTGCAGTCGGACGTTGGAAATAAAAAGAATTATTATGAAAGAGCAAAAAATGTACTGGAAACAAGGTTTCTATGATGAACCGGTAGAAGGTAGCATAGAAATAGAAATATCTCATTGGAAAGAGTTGATAGATGGTCAGGCTTCTGGAAAAGAGATAAGAGAAGATGAGAATGGCTTCCCTTTCTTAGTCAATCGTGAGTATACCCTTGATGAACTAAAAGAGATGAAGATAGCGGATATTAATGCTTATGACAAGTCAGACGCTGTGAATTTATTCACTCTTTCCGGAAAGAGAATGTGGCTTACCAAAGAGGACCGCGTAGGTCTTGTTAATTCAATCAATATTGAGAAGCAGGCTGGAAGACTGGATACTGTTTTGTGGTTTGATGCGGTAAAGTATACGATACCTGTTTCAAGTGCTCTCCTTATGCTGAACTCATTAGAGTTATATGCTCTTGATTGCTATAATGTGACGCAGCAGCATATTGCTATAGTTCGGGGATTGCAGACGGGAGAGGAAGTCGAGTCTTACAACTACAAGACCGGTTATCCGAATAAACTAGAGTTTTCATTATAAACAGATAAAACTATGATTTTGACACTACTATCATTATTGGTTTTCGCATCTTATGTCGGTGTGATGATTTACAAGACAAAGGGCATCCCTTATTCTATTTCCGATACCTATTACATTCTGAGTAACAGGTATTGGTTCGGTATATGCATGATTCTCCCGTCTTTGCTGTTGCTTCCGGCTGCATTGGATGCAAGTACAGAAAACAGTCAGTTCCTGATCTTTCTTTCTGTAGTCGGAATGATCGTGTTGGGAGTATCCCCGAATTTTAGAGGAGCGCACAAGAAAGCTCATATAGCCGGCGCGGTGATGTCGCTTGTATTCTCCCAGATATGGGTAGGATGCAATTCGTGGTACTGGCTGCTGCTATGGGCTGCATTTCTGATTTACGCGATAACGTTTGTAGTCAAGAACTGGTCAGGAAACCTTATATGGGACCTGACGGCATGCAAATCGATGTTCTGGATTGAGTTAATTTCATTGCTAACCGTTTACTTGACTTGTTTGCTATGAAGGAAGCTATAGTACATACAACTACAGGCGGATTTGCGGCAATCGCTACCGCATTTGTTTCCGAGTCATTGCAGAATATGATTCCGTGGCTGATTGTATCATGCGCGGTAATCCTTTGTGATCTTCTCTTCGGTGTCAGAAAAAGTATGCTAATGGGTGAAAAAGTCAGATTCTCTCGTGCAATTCGCGCTACTATGGGAAAGATGGTTACTTATTTTGCCTTTGTCTGCATGGTCTGCATGGTCACTGTGGCAAGTCATAGCGAATATCCTATTGATGTGTATTCCTGCTTATTGGTATGCTTCATCGAAGGGTGTTCGATTGTCGGCAATATATTGAAACCAAAGGGGGTCAATATAAATGTAATTGGAGCTTTGGGAGTCTTTGGAAAGAAGGTGTTCAAGGTTGACAAAGAAGATGTGAGAGACATAATTCAAGAAGAAAATCATGAGTTGGATCAAAGAAAGTAACCGTCCTAAGCACCTGCTTTACGCTATCCCGGCAGGTGTACTACTTACCATCTTGTTTGTCGCAGGATTGGCGGCAGGAATGGAATTCAAGGATAAACAATGGGGTGGCAAATGGGACTGGCTGGATATTGCTGCGACATTGATTGGAGGTCTTATCGGTCAGGTTATTCAGATATTGGTATTGATTTTAATTATATAGGAGGAAAGTATATGAAAAGAGAAGATATAGACTCAATAATTATCCACTGCTCGGCAACACGTGCCGGGCAAGACTTGCGAGCTAAGGATATTGACCGGATGCACCGGGCGCGTGGCTTTAATCAAATTGGCTATAACTTTGTAATTGATTTAGATGGTACCGTAGAAAACGGCCGGTCATTATCCATTGACGGAGCGCATTGTAACACAAAAGGTTTTTCCGGTATTAGTTATAATAAACACAGTATCGGTATCTGCTACATCGGTGGTATGGACGCGAGTGGAAGACCGGCCGATACCCGTACTGTCGAGCAAAAAACGGCATTGCGCGAATTGATAGCGAAGCTCTGTAAAGAGTATGATATCATCGAGCTGCTCGGTCATCGAGATGCTTCACCTGATCTGGATGGATCGGGTGAGGTGGAACCGGCAGAATTTATCAAGGCGTGTCCTTGTTTTGATGTGCGGGCAGAGTATCCGAATTTCTTACGAAATACAGTGATAACAGCAAAAAAATAGGAGGAATAATCATGAAAGAAACATCTATAACCTTTACAAAGGGTGAGAAGAATTATGTAAGCGATGCCGTTCAGGTAAATTCTGCGGAAGTAGGATTGCAGATTACATTTGAAAAAGGCGGTAAGCTTTGGGTGTATATAAGCTATGACGGGCAGAATTACTCTCCACTGCCGAGTAGAGGCTATACAAAAGTGTTTGCTTGTCCGGTTGTCGGTTGTATCCCCGGACAATATCTCAAAATCGAATGTGAAACGGAACCGGTAAAGGCTTCTATTTTTGAATCAGAAGAGTGATGAACGCAATAGGATTAAATCCAATTAAGCTTGATGCGATAGGGCTTGATCCTATTCGCATGAATGCGATACGCTTGGGAGTTCCGGTAGCTTCTTCGGGCTCCGGTCGTCCCTACATCGACCCCGAACTACTCAGCCACGTCAAGATGGCTATATCCACCTGGGGCAAGACAAACGACGACCCTGACCGGGCAATCTTGAAGGACTTGTCCGGCAACGGGAACGACATGCGCCTGCTGAACTTCGGATTTGCGGAGGGCAGTGGATATGGATTACCGGGAACCGACTTCGAAGGCTGGCTATGTACAGACGGAGTAGACGACATGATAGTCAGCAAAAAGACCGTTGACGAAATGATAGGAGATAGCAAGGAATGTACTGTCATTAGCATAATTAACTATATTTCCGATATAGGCTCTGATCATGTCAATGTATTGGGCAAAAGGTTTATCCGGAATAATATGTTCGAAAGGAATGGCCTTAATGGCAAATATTATATTTGTGGATATACGTCCTCAAGTATTAACGAGATAGGAAATGTTACGGTTGTCAATGATATTTTAGGAGATAAGAATGATTTCACTGCTAGCTATCCTACAGCTACTGGAGTTGCTGATTATTTTTCAGTTA